GCACGCCGGGGGCGGGCTGGACGCTCAGGTTCGAGTCTGGTTCCAGATGGATTCGCGGCACGTTCGGGCTGACGGGTTCTGGTAGTGACTTCGAGTGGTCGCTGCCGACGTGGAGCGCGGGGCAGTCTGGGCGCATCTCGACCATCGTCATCAACGCCACGAATGAAGGGCTGGTGACGGGCAGCGGTGCGATCACGCTGGGCGAAGTGACGGTGAGCGGGACGGGGACGGTGGACGATGGGACGGCGGAGGAGCCGCTTTTCTTTGATGACTTCTCGACGGCAGACTTCTCGAACCACAACGATTACTTCCGGTGGGGCGGCGGCGGAACAATCCCCGATGAGGGGAACACATTTGGTGGAATTATCGACTCAGTAACCGGGCCGACTGGCGCGACGGTTAATGCCATTCGGTTCCAGTACACGCCGTCCCAGCAGTGGCAAGAGGTTCGGTTTCACCTGACGACCTCGGTATCAGAGACGCGGACGGACGGGACTAGCGGCACTGTCTACCCAGTCGTGTGGCTAAGTTATTGGCTGTATGTTCCTGGGAACTACGTTCACGGGTCAACTGGTGACGCGGGACTGAACCAAAAGGGTTTCGCCACGCTCTGGAAAGACGCCTATCTGTCAAATTTTGCGCAGGCCGCGTGGGACTGGATTCCTGCTGGGTCTTCCAACTCACAACTTCGCGCATGGGTCGTAGACAGAAACGGCGGGTATAACTGGCCGGTCCCGTGGGGCGATGACGAGTACGGGAACCCGTGGACGACCAGGGAGTCGAGCCATCAAATATCCGGCAGCACAAGCGAAGCCTACGCATTTCGCCCTATCAGCGATCTTGGGCGGTGGCAGCACATAGCCATCGGATACAAGATGTCAGACAGCGGATCTGAAAACGGTTACGTGAAGATGTATCGAGATGGAGTTCTCGCTGTCGAACGCACCGGCATGGACAACTATTTGGCGTCTCCGATCAACGGCCTTGATCGCGGCTATCTGCTCGGGTATCACAACGCGGTATATCCAGAGACAACGACGTTTTACATCACTGGAGTGCGATTCGGCCTGACTCTTGAGTCGGTGCTGGAGTAACGATGGCGACATATTCAGACGACTTCAACAGGACGAACGCCGACACGCTTGGCGGGAACTGGACGGTATGGTCCGATAATGACGTAAGAATTCGCAGCAACCAGGCAAACTCAGACTGGTACTCAAGTGTTTTTTATTCTGCGTCCGCGTCTGCGGACGACCAGTTTTCGCAGATCACACTAAAAACAAACAGTGCTGGCGCTGAAGTGTTCCTTTTTGTCAGGGCGTCTGGGAACAGCGAAACCGGCAACGCATACCGCCTGCTGCTGAGAAATATAGCAGGCACATGGAGCGCGTTTATTGGGGCCATGCCAAATGGCGGATATACCGCGCTGACATGGGTTACAGCGAGCGCGACATCCTTTAGTCCGACGCTTGCAGTAGACGACGTGGTTCGCCTTGAAGTCGAGGGCACGACGCTGCGGTTCAAGAAAAACGGCAGCACGCTGGATACTGTGACAAACGGGACCGTCTCCAGCGGCAGCCCTGGGTTTGGAATGTATGGTGGAACAGTCGAGGTCAATCTTGATGATTGGTCTGGAGGGGACTTGAGTGGAGCGGCCTCCATCGTCCCGCAAGCAATGGCTAATTATCGAATGAGGGCGGCATGAGATACCTGAAGCAGAACACCGCGACCCGCGTGACGGTCGGCCCGTTTCTCGACGTGGCGGATGCGAAGACGCCAGAGTTGGCGCTTACGGTCACGGGTTGTCTCGTCACGTTCGTGGTGGACGATGGTGGCGTTCCGACGCTCGTCATCGATGCAGCCCCGACCGCATCTGGCGGCAACAACGACATGGTGCATATCACCAGCGATGCTGCCGGGTATTACGACCTAGAACTGACCGCCGCGCAGACCAATTACGTCGGACGGGCGGTGCTGTGCATCAACGATGATGACGTTCACCTGCCGGTGTTCCACGAGTTTATGATCCTGCCTGCGAACGTCTATGATTCGTGGATGGGCACGGACACGCTCGACGTGAACGTGACCTCTATGGCCGCGAACGTCCTGACCGCATCTGCCATCAACGCCGACGCCCTGACCGCCGCGAAGGTGGCCGACGACGTGGGCGAGCAGTTCGCGGATCAGCTCTTGAACCGCAACCTCGCCACGGGCACCGACTCCGGCTCGGCCACGGTCCGCACCGTGCGTCAGGCGCTGCGGTTCCTGCGCAACAAGTGGAGCATCAGCGGCACCACGCTCACGGTCACGAAGGAAGACGACAGCACGGCAAGCTGGACTTCCGAACTCACCACGAGCGGCGCGGCGGATCCGGTCACGGGCAGTGACCCTGCTTCTGCATGAAGCCTGAGCCGAAAGCCACTGGTGTCGGCATCGTCTGGCGGGCCAATGGTAAGCCCGCCATTGACGATGGCTGGGTGGAGAAGCTGACGCCCGCACAAAGGACATGGGTGGAACACGCACTGAACATGCGCGGGTTCCGCCTCAAAGGTAATTCATTCGAGGAGATCGACGATGGCAACTCTGAGCACAAAGGCGCGTAACGCGGCCTGTGATGCGGTAGTGGACCTGATGGACGAGGGCGCGGGCGCTGGCAAGCTCGTGTTCCGGACCTCGGGCGATGCGGAAGTGGCGACGCTGACGTTCTCGGACCCGGCGTTCGGCGCGGCTGCGACGGGCGTGGCGACGGCGAGTGCGATCACGTCGGACACGTCCGCGACTGGCGGCACGACCACGAAGGCGACGCTGGAGGACAGCGACGCGGAAGTGATGCTGACGGCGACGGTCGCCACTTCGGCTGCCGACATCAACTTGTCCAGCACCACGATCGGCGTCGGCGACACGGTGGCGGTTTCGGCACTCACGGTTACTTGCCCAGCGAGCTGATATGGCCGCAGCGGTCAACACCAGCGGTTCGCAGACATGCACCATCTCGACGGAGCACACGCTTGCGACCGTTACGGACGCGGGGGTGTATCAGGTCGCGCTAGACCTGAACGCCCTCGCGGACGGGTCCACTCCCGACATTCTCACCGTGCGGGTGTACGGGAAGGCGCGGTCGTCGGACTCCGAGCGGCTGATGGAGTCGTGGGAGTTCATCGGCGCACAGGGCAAGCCGTTGTGGCGGTCGAACCCTGAACTGAGTCCCCACTACTTCAAGGTGACGATCACGCAATCGCAGGGCACGGGCCGTGCGGTGTTGTGGGCGGTCTATAGCGCCTAATGCCAGCCTTTGCGGGTTTCTGTCATGGTCGATCCGAGACGCTAGGCGTCACGACGGCGAGTTCCACGGGAACGACGGTCACTGCGTCAGGAACAGCAAACGCATTCGGCTCGTGGGCGTCACTCGGGCAGACGACGTTCGGGTACGACTGGGTGAACCTGTACATGGCGCAGACCGCTGGGTCTGACAAAGTCATCGAGATCGGAGTCTCGTCGGACAACTCGACTTGGTACACGATTGCCGAAGGACTGAGGCTCGCCGGTAGAAAGTCCGCAGACATCATTCAGTCGCTTGCTCTACCACTGCGTATTCGCTCTGGCGCGTATGTCGCTGTTCGGGTCAAGGCCAGCACCGCGAGTCACGTCCTGAACGTCGCGCTCACCGGATCGTCGGTAGGGATGAAGGGCGGCACGGGGTACTCCCGAGCCATCGCGCTATACACCAACGCGACCTCGCGTGGCGTGGCGATTGACCCCGGCGCATCCGCGAACACGAAAAGCGCGTGGACGCAGCTACAGGCATCAACGTCCGCATCGGTCGATTCTGTGTACGTAATGATCGGCCACAACGCCGACACCGGCAGAACGGCAACCGCGACCGCACTGCTCGATATTGGTGTCGGGGCCTCATCCAGCGAGTTTGAGATGATCCCCAACATTTTCATGCGGTGGACGACAACGCTCGACGGACCACAGATCAATGTCGGACCACTGCCCTGTTACATACCAGCCGGATCCCGTGTCGTTGCTCGCGCACAGTGCACTGACACGGTTGCGGGTGACAGGACGATGGATGTGGGGGTCATCGGCTTCGTCCCATAAGGGGGCGAGGTGAGCTACTTCAATAACCTGCTGCTCCTGACCCCGCAGGGGGCAGTCACGGGCACGGGCGAGATCACCCTCGCTCCGGTTGAAGTCAGCGGCAGCGGGACCGTCACGGGCGCACCGGCTGCGGGTGGTCCCGTATCGCTGCTCGCGTTCTGGATGGGCGGCGCTGGCGGCGCTGCTGCTGCGGGTTCGATCACCGGCACAGGCGCGGTCACTCTCGGGGCCGTCACCGTTGCTGGTACGGCAGAGCGGTCTGTCACGGGCACGGGCGCAATCGCGCTCGGACCTGTCACGGTTGCCGGGACGGCTGAACGCAGCGTCACTGGCAGCGGCGCGATTACATTTGGCCAGATCACGATATCGGGCACCGCAGAACGGTCGATCACGGGATCGGGGGCGCTGACCCTCGGCGCGATCACGGTAGACGGTACTGGAACCGCCGCCACTGCGACACAGGGCGGATTCGTGTCCATGTTCGCCCCGTGGTTGGGCGGTGCTGGCGCGATCCTTGACACCGAACACGACGGCACCGGGGCGATTACGCTCGGCGCCATTCAAGTCTCAGGGACTGGCGAACGGTCGGTCACTGGAACGGGATCGATCACCCTTGCCGCGATCACCGTAGACGGTACTGGCGAGCGGTCGGTTACAGGATCCGGCGCGCTCACGCTGGCCGCGATTGAAGTCGCAGGCACAGCGGAACGCAGTGTCACCGGAAGCGGGGCCATCACCCTCGCCGCGCTTGATGTTGACGGCAGCGGGTCGGTCGTCGGAAACGTCGCGGGCACGGGCGAGATCACGCTCGGTGCAATAGCGGTTGCGGGCGCGGCCGAAAGGGTCATCCCAGGCACCGGGGCAATCACCCTCGCGGCCTTGACGGTTGCTGGAACTGCCGAACGATCGGTCACCGGCAATGGCGCGATCACGCTCGGACCGATTGCCGTATCTGGCGCCGGAACGATCGGTCGCAGCGGCTCTGGCGCGATCACGCTTGGCGCGCTGGAGGTCTCTGGCTCTGGCACGATCGAGGGCAATGTCGGCGGCACTGGTGCGCTGACCCTCGGCGCCATTGCAGTCAGCGGCACGGGCGAGCGGGTCATCCCGGGAACGGGATCGATCACCCTCGGCGCCCTGACCGTCGATGGATTAGGCGAGATCTCGCATACCGGCACCGGGGCCATAACCCTCGGTCCGGTCACGGTCGCGGGGACGGCGGAACGTAGCGTCACTGGCTCTGGAGCCCTGACGCTCGGTGCGCTGGAAGTCGACGGAACGGGAACGGTCAGCGGCTCAGGCGGTGGCTTCAAGTCACTGCTGGGCTTCTGGCTCGGCGGCGCTGGCGGTGGCGTTGGCGTTGCCGGAACGGGTGAGATCACCCTCGGCACGATTACCGTATCAGGGACGGCAGAACGCTCCGTCACTGGTTCGGGCGCGATTACCTTCGGCCCGATTGAGATTGACGGCACTGGCACCGTCAGCAGCGGCGGCGGATTCGTTTCGCTGCTCGGCTTCTGGCTGGGCGGTATCGGTGCGACTGCTTACACGCCGGGAGAGGTCACCGGCTCTGGTGCCCTGACCCTCGGCGCCATGACCGTTGCCGGAACCGGCACGGTCGGCGGCGAGATCGGCGGCGGCGGCGACATCGGTGAGGAAATCACCGGCACAGGGTCAATCACCCTTGCCGCCCTGACCGTATCCGGCACGGCCGAACGGTCGGTGGTCGGGTCAGGGGCGATCACCCTGGCCGCGCTCGAGCTGGCCGGCACGGGCGACACGGTTGCTGGTCCAATCGGCACGGGAGCTATTACGCTCGGCGGCCTCACCGTTTCCGGTGCAGGAACGATCGGGCGTGTCGCGTCCGGGGACATCGTTCTCGGGGCGATTCAGGTCAGCGGCACAGCGCCCCCAGCCCTGCGCCCGTATGCCGTGGTGGCGGTGCAGCAAGAGTCTCGCATCGTTTACCTCGACATCGAGGACAGATTGGCTCGAGCCGATCAGGCATCAAGGGCCGTGATCGACCAAAGAGAGCCGCGAACCATAACCCCGCGGGGCGGTTCGCGGCATATACACGTGAACTGAGGTTACAGCGTGATCCAGACGTTCGAGAAAGACCCAGCCGAAGCACTGGATTACTCGGTCGAGTTCATCGCGCACGCCGCCCGGTATCGTGAGCCAAATACCGACTACAACACCTCGACGAAGGTACAGCCGAAGCGCGCCACGGGCCTCGAATACAACGCCAGCACAGGCGGACGCACGGGTACAGACGAGCCCCGGTGGCCGACGACAGTCGCTCAGACCGTCACCGATGGATCGGTCATCTGGACAGCCGCTGCCATCAGCACGGCTTCACTGACCCGCACCCTGTCGAGCGCCACATGGACAGCGGACACCGGACTGACCGTCTCAGGACAAGCCCAGCAGGGCACGAAGTCCACGGCCACGATCTCAGGTGGAACGCTGGGGCAAACTTACCTGGTGCGGGTGGATGGCACGTTCTCGGATAGCACGGTCAGGACGGCGACGTTCTGGGTGAAGATCGTCAGACCGAGGACGGTCAGCGCATGATCTCTGTTTCGGTCGAAGCGGACATCAGCAAGGCCGTGCAGATGCTGCGCCTGCTCCCGCAAGAGGCCAACCGGGCGGCCTATCGAGCGATCAACAAGATTGCCGACGAGGTCAAGCGGGACAGCGCGAAGGAGATATCTGACCACACGGGCCTGACCCGGGCAGATGTGTATAAGCGCATGTACGTGAAGGGGGCCAGCCCGAGCAGGCTGATCGCCTCGGTCCATGCCCTGCCTTCGTCAAAGAACGTGGGCTTCTACAAGGGGGCAGCTCCACGCCAGACAAAGCCGGGTGTCGACATCAAGGCATGGGGTGGGCGCACCGTGTATGACGGTGCATTCGTAAAGGGTCCACCACGCTTGCGCACCGGGCTGAAGCGCAAAGTATTTCGACGCACAGGTCCAGGCAAGGACGACATCACCGACAAGGTGTGGGGACCGAGCATCCGCAAATCGTTCGAGCGTCCGTTCGTCAGGGCACGGCAGATGGCAATCATCAAGCGACGCTGGCCTTACCACTTCGAGCGATATCTGAGAGGCGAGCTGGTCAAGCTGCGTGGAGCGAGCGCACTGAAGGGCATCGCCAACGTGCTGCCGAACCTGACTGGCCCGACGTTCACTATTGATGCGTGATTTGCTATAAAGGCGGGGCCGGACGGTGCGTCAACACCAGTCCGACCCCTAACCAACACACCCTATTGCGGAGGGCATGTGGCTGCGAAGCAATGTAGCAAATGCGGCGAGACTAAGCCGCTTTCTGCTTTTAGGCGTCGAGATAGGACTTGTGGCGGATGCCGGATGAAGGCGTACCGCGAAAGACGCAATCTATCTGGGAACCCGCTTCCGAATTCGCCGTGGACGGACGCTAGACGAGAGCGCCGGAAACTGACTCTGCAGCGTGTTCGCGCGGACAAGAAGTCGGCAGGACTAAAAGCTAGACCGTGGGATGATCGGTGGCGAGAGTACGTTTACATTGCAGCAAAGAGGGGCAAAGAATACTGGCCCCTTGGTTGCAGGTTGCCAAAGGTTAAGCCCGTCAAACGTGTAGTGCAGCGTGGTCCGTGGAGCGCACGGGGGCTGAGTGATGCGGAACAGTATCGCATCAGGTATAGGTCAGACCCTGAGTTCAGGGAGCGCGAGTGTCTAAGGCAGCAGATGAAGCGCCATGCGAATCCGCGTTATGCCTTGCAGTGGGCCAAGCATGGGGCGCGATGGTTTCGAGCGAATGAATCGGATGATGGATCGATCACGTTCGATCATCTGCGATGGCTGCGACAGGACAAGACGTGCGCCTATTGCGGGTGCACGCTGACCAGCAAGACAAGGGAGTTCGACCACGTGCAGCCACTCGCTCAGGGTGGAACGCACACGGCAGATAACCTTGTGGTGACGTGCAGGCCATGCAACAGACTCAAGCGAGACAAGCCGTTTCTTCAGTGGATCGCGATGATCGGCCAACGGCTGAGCGTGGCCGCGTGATGCGAATGATTATCAACGGGTCCCACTTGACGCCCTACCGGGGGTGCACCCGTGGCCCTACTTATTGATTAGACAGGATTTTTCCTAAGCCGCCTGCCTGAATGGGACTTTCGCATGAATCTTAGCGGCCTGACGCAATCGCAAGCGGCGACGCTGCTGAGTATTTCGCCACGCACGATTCGCGACTGGCACGACGCGCCGCGGAATCCTGACGGCACGTATCCCGGTCCAGCGCTGGTGGCGTACTACGTCGAGAAGCGGACGGGCGCCGGGGACTTTGACGACCAGCGCCAGCGCCTAGCCGCCGCGCAGGCCGAGAAAGTCGAACACGAGAACCTGGTGCGCCGCGGGATGCTGGCGCAGCGGGAAGCCGTGGTGAAATTCTGGACGGAATGTCTCGCGAACATGCGGGCGAAGATCCTCGCGATGGCATCGAAACTAGGCCCGCAACTGGTGAACATTGGAGACGCAAGCATCATCGCCGCAGCCATCCGGGCCGAGTGTTACGCCGCCCTCGCCGAGCTTGCCGAGTGGGGTGCAGACGGACGTGAAGACGTGGTGGCAGGAAGCGAGGAAGGTCCTGCTGCCGCCGCCGGTCCTGACGGTAGCGGAGTGGGCCGACCGCGAGCGAAGGCTGTCAACGGAAAGCAGCGCCGAGCCCGGACAGTGGCGAACTGATCGCGCCCCGTATCAGCGGGGAATCATGGATGCGGTCTCGGACCCGTCCGTGCGGGAAATATGGGTTCAGAAAAGCGCGCAGACGGGGTGGACCGAGATCCTGTCGAACGTGATCGGGTATCACGTGGATCAGGACCCGTCCCCGATCCTGATGGTGCAGCCGACGCTCGAGATGGGCGAGGCGTATGCGAAGGACCGGCTGGCGCCGATGATCCGCGACACGCCTGCGCTGCGGGACAAGATCGCGGACCCAAAGGCCCGGGACAGTGGCAACACGCTGCTGCATAAGTCTTTCACTGGGGGTCGGCTGACGATCGCCGGGGCGAACAGCCCCGCGGGCCTTGCTTCACGCCCGATCAGGATTGTGCTGTTCGATGAGGTGGACCGCTTCCCGACGAGCGCCGGGACCGAGGGCGACCCGATCTCGCTCGGCATCAAAAGAACCAGGACATTCTGGAATCGCAAGGTGCTGGCAGGATCCACCCCCACGGTCAAAGGCAGCAGTCGCATCGAGGTCGGGTTCGAGCAGTCGGACCAGCGGTACTACTTCGTGCCGTGCCCGCACTGCGACGAGTTCCAGCGCCTTGTGTGGGCCAACGTGCGCTGGCCGGACGGGCAGCCCGAGCGGGCCGTGTACGTCTGCCAGCACTGCGGCGTCGAGCTGACCGATGCCGACAAGCCGGGGATGCTCGAGCGGGGCGAATGGCGCGGGTCTAAGCCGTTCGACGGCATCGCCGGGTTCCATATCAGCGAGCTTTACTCGCCCTGGTCGTCATGGTCCGAGATGGCCGTGGGGTTCCTGCGCGCCAAGCGGCTGCCGGAAACCCTGCAGGCGTGGATCAATACCAGTCTCGGGGAGACGTGGGAGGACAGCGGCGAGAAGCTCGAGGGCGGCAAGCTCGCCGAGCGGATCGAGTCCTACGTGGCCGACCACTGTCCCGCCGGGGTGCGGGTCATCACGGTCGGGACCGACGTGCAGGATGATCGCCTCGAGTGCACCGTCTGGGGCTGGGGCGAGGACGAGGAAGCGTGGCGCCTCGGGCATCACGTGTTGCGCGGCGACCCGGGCCAGCAGCAGTTGTGGTCCGAGCATGACGAACTGCTGCGGCGCCGGTATCGCACCGACGACGGCCGGCAGCTCGTGGTCGAGGCGTGCTGCGTGGACTCGGGCGGCCACTTCACGCAACAGGTCTACGCCTACTGCTCGGCGCGCAAGCGGTTCCGGGTGTGGGCGATCAAGGGCGCCAGTGGTGGCGGGAAGCTGATCTGGCCGAAGCGCGCGAGCCGCGCCGGCAAGACGCGGGCCGACCTGTTCGTGATCGGGGTCGATACGGCGAAAGACGTGCTGTTCGGGCGGCTGAAAAAGGTCGCCGAGCCCGGTCCCGGTTACGTGCACTTCGACGCGGACACAGACGCGGCCTATCTCGAACAACTCACGAACGAAGTGGTCGTGAGCAAGATGCATATGGGCCGCCGGGTAAGGGTCTGGAAGCTCCGTGCGGCGGGCGCGCGGGTCGAGGCACTGGATTGCATGGTCTACGCATACGCAGCCCTGCAGGGCCGTGGCGGGGCCGCATTACTGAAGACTCGGCATCAGGTTCCGCAGGAAATCATCCCGCCCGAGCCTGAGCCGAAACCGACACCAGAAGTCAGGATGCCGCAGCGCGTGAAGCCGATCCGGCGCACGAGCTGGGTCAGCCGATGGAGATGACGTGACGACACCGACGCAAGTGCCAGCCGAACTGATCGCGGGCGACACGTGGGAATGGACCCGCAATCTGTCCGACTACCCGGCCGCCACATGGTCGGCCGTCTGGTATTTCGAGAAGTCGGATCACAATTTCAGCGTGACGGGCGGCACATCGGGAGACACGCACACGGCCACGGTCGCCGCGGCGACGTCGGCCGGACACAAGCCGGGAGAATACCGCTGGCGGCTCGTAATGACCGCTTCAGGGGTCCGCAAAACCGCGGAATCCGGCTATCTGGACGTGCTGCGCGACCCGGCGGCTGTCGGCAACGCCGATCACAGGTCAATCGCGCGCGTCATGCTCGACAACGTCGAGGCGTATCTGCGCGATCCGACGAATCTGGCCGCGGCGAGCTATTCGCTGGGCGGCCGGTCGCTGTCGAGGTGGTCCCGGTCGGAATTGCTCACCGAACGGTCGAGATTACAGGCGGAAGTTATGCGCGAGACGCAGGCCGACCGGCTTTCGTCGGGCGTGGGCGTGCCGAGACTACAGGTGAGGTTCTAACGTGACGGAACCCTGGTACAAAACCCCGCTTGGGCGCGCGACACTGGCCGCGCAGCCCAAAAAAGTGGCGAAGCGCGCGTTTTCCGGTGCTCAGGCGACGAATCTGACGTGGTCGTGGGTGACGCAGCCGACGCACCTGAACACCGAGTTGCAAAAAGGGCTGCGCGTGCTGCGGTCGAGATCCCGCGATCTCGAGCAGAACAATGACTATGCGCGCAAGTTTCTCGGCATGGTCGAGACGAATGTCGTCGGTCATTCGGGCTTTTCCCTGTTCATTGAGCCGAAAAGGCAGGACGGGACGGTCGATACGTTCGACGCCGGCCGGTTGGAGTCCGCATTTTGGCGCTGGGCCGAGGATTGCGAGGTCACGGGACTGTCGCTGACCGAAGTTCAGCGGTTGTTCATCCGCACGGTGGCTCGCGACGGCGACGTGGCCGTCAGGTTCGTGAATGACGGGCCATTCGGGCTGCGGCTGCAGATGATCGACCCGCAACGCATCGACGACCAATACAACGACGAGATCGAAGGCCGCAAGATCCGCATGGGCGTCGAATACGACGCGATGGGTGCGGCGGTTGCCTACTATCTGTCCGATTACGACAGCGCGGACCCGCGCCAGGGCGAGACATACCGCAAGCGCACGCGGATTCCCGCTGACCAGATGCGGCTGTACTTCCCGAGGATGTCGATCGGGCAGCTCCGCGGCGTGCCGTTCATGGCTTCCGCGATGCTCCGAATGCAGATGCTCGGCGGTTACGAGGAAGCGGCAGTGGTCGCCGCCCGGGTCGGTGCCGCAAAGCTCGGCGCGATCAAGACCGAGGACGGCGACATCAGTGGCATGGGCGACGCGCAGGACGGCGCCGGGAATCCGGTGCTGGATGTCGGCGAGCCGGGCAGCTTTTTCAACCTGCCGCCGGGTTCGTCGCTCGAGTCGTGGGATCCAGACTATCCCCATGCGCAATACGACTCGTTTGTCCGCGCCTGCCTGCGTGGAATCTCGTCAGGGCTCGGTGTTTCGTACGCCACGCTCGCGAATGACCTCGAAAACGTGAACTACAGCAGCATTCGTGCTGGTGTTCTCGAGGAACGCGAAGTCTGGAAAGCCCTGCAGGGCTGGATGGTCGATGCGTTCCTGAAACCCATGTACACGCGATGGCTTCGGTTCGCGCTTGTTTCGGGCGAGTTAGACCCGCTGCCGGCGTCGAAATTCGACAAATTCAACGCTGCACGGTGGCAGGGGCGACGCTGGGACTGGGTTGACCCGCGCAATGACATGGAAGCGAACATTCTGGCCGTGAAACACGGCCTGAAAAGCCGTCGCGAGATCGTCGCAGAGCAGGGACGTGACCTCGCGGACGTGTGGAGCGATCTGCAGCAAGAGCAAAAGGATTCGGTGGCGCTCGGCATCAAACTGGCCGACCTGGCCGAACCTCAGAAACCAGAACCGGCCCCGGCCGCGTAGGAGATCACATGGCGAGCAAAGAACGCCCCAAAAAGATGGGGCTGCAGTGGCGTTTTGCCGAAGTAAAGCGCGACGCCATCGATACCGAGGCACGGACGATGGCCGTCGCCTTCTCATCCGAGCACCCCGTCGAGCGATGGTGGGGTGTCGAAGTGTTGGATCACTCACCGCAGTCCGTGCGTCTTGGTCGGATGCAGAACGGCGGTGCAGTGCTTCTCGACCACGATCCACGGTCACACGTGGGCGTCGTGGAGGACGTTCAGATCGACGCCGACCGCATGGGGCGGGCAGTCCTGCGATTTGGAAAATCGCAGCGGGCGGAGGAGGTCTGGCAAGACGTGCTTGACGGCATTCGACGTCACGTTTCCGTGGGCTACGCGATCCACCGATCGAAGCTCGAGGAGCAGGGCAGCGATTCACCGGACAAGTACCGGGTCACGGACTGGGAGCCTTACGAGATCAGTCTCGTCGCTGTCCCGGCCGACCCGAATGTTGGAGTCGGGCGCGCGGAATCCCGCGAGTTCGACCTTGAGATTGAGATTCCCGAACAAATCACAGAGGAAAGAGCAATGACGACCGAAGTTCAGACGCCCGCCCCGTCCGTGGACGTGAAGGCGGTTGAGAATGAGGCCCGCGAGGCCGAGCGCGCACGCGTGCGCGAGATCCTGGCGGCCGGCGCGCTGCACAATCGCAGCGAGATGGCCCAGAAGGCGGTTTCCGAGGGCGCGAGCCTGTCGGACTTCCGCGAGACGCTGCTGGCCGAGATCGCGAAGGCGCAGCCGGCCAAGACGGACCCGGGCATCGGCCTGAGCGACAGCGAGGCGCGGCAGTTCAGCTATCTGCGGGCGATTCGCTCGCTGATGAACCCGAACGACCGCAAGGTGCAGGAGGAAGCTGGGTTCGAGCGCGAGGTTTCGCGTGCGGCGGCGCAGAAGTCGGGCAAGCCCGAGCGTGGCATCGTGATTCCGGTGGACGTGCTGTCGAAGCGCGACCTCATCACCGGCACCGCGACCAGCACCGCGAAGGGCGGTAACCTGATCCAGACGGACGTGCTCGGCGCATCGTTCATCGATGTGCTGCGGAACAGCATGGTGCTGCCCGCGGTCGGCGCGCGGTTTATGACGGGCCTGCAGGGCAACGTCGCGATCCCGAAGCGCACGACGAGTGTCACGGCCTACTGGCCCGGCGAGAACACGGCCCCGACCGAGGGCGCGAACGTGTTTGGCCAGGTCACGATGAGCCCCAAGACGCTCGCCGCGTACATCGACATCGGCCGCAGGCTCGCTCTGCAGTCGTCCGTCGATGTCGAGGCGCTGGTGCGTGACGACCTCGCGCAGACGCTCGCCATCGCGATCGACGAAGCGGCGCTCGGTGCCGCGAAGACGAATGGCCCCACGGGCCTGCGTGGCACGTCGGGCATCGGTTCGGTGGCGATCGGCACGAACGGTGGTGCGCCGACGTGGGCGAGCATCGTCAATCTCGTCAAGGAAGTCGAAGTCGACAACGCCCTGACGGGCTCGGCGGCGTTCGTGACGAACCCGAAGGTCAAGGCGAAGCTGTCGCAGACGCCGAAGCAGGCGTCTGGCGTGGAAGGCAACTTCCTGCTCGGCCCGCCGTGGAATGACCTCTACGGGTTCCCGTTCGTCGTGTCGAACCAGATTCCCTCGACTCTGACGAAGGGCACCTCGACGAGCGTCTGCTCGGCGATGTTCTTCGGCGTGTGGAGCAATCTGGTGGTCGGCCAGTGGGGCGGCATCGAACTGATGGTCGATCCGTACTCGCTGTCCACGACTGGCGCGACCCGCATCGTGGCGCTGGCGGAGTTGGACGTTTGCGTCCGTCTGCCGGAGCACTTCGCGGCGGTGCTGGACTACACCACGACCTGATAGTCCGAATGATCGAGCTTTCATCGATCAGGGACCGCCACCGGGGGCAGTGCATTGCTGTCCTCGGTGGTGGCCCCACCTTGCTCAAGGATCTGAAGCGCGTCCCGTTCGACGCGATCCTGATCGGAGTGAACCAGCACGCGATGCTGATGAACCTCGACTATGTTGTTTTTCAGGACCGGGAGATTTACCCGGTCTGCGCCGAGTCCGATGCGCCGCTGTGCACGCATCACCGCGACCTCGCGCACATTTTCACCGGCATCGTGCCGGATTTCGGCCTTTCGGGCGGCACGGCCGTCTGGATGGCCGATTACCTCGGAGCCGACCAGATCATCGTCTGCGGCTGCGACAACTACACCGCCGGCCGTCGCTACTGGCACAGCAAGCCTGACGACCGGATGCCATTTCTCGGGCAGAACTGCTCAGACGTTTGGAAGCGGGTCCGCGACTACATGGCGCGACCTGAAGTCGTGCACGCCGTGAGCGGGCCACTGACGGAGATATTCGAACCGCTATGAAAGTCGAAATGCTCAAGGCGCGGAACTACCGCGGGCAGCACTGCGATGCGGGTCTGGTGCTGGACATGGACCAGCAGACCGCGGCGTGGTTCATCGAAAAGGGCTGGGCGTGCAAGGCCGTCGAGCCGGCTCCGCTCACCACGGAACAGGCGGACGCCCTGATCCCGAAACAGGACAAGCGCCGCCGTGCAGTCCGCTAGGCAGTCGGAAATCGCAAAATACGCGACCGCCTACGCCACGCCAGGGTATGCGATGGGCGATGAGCGCCGCGCGAGCGTCGAGCGGGTCCTGTCGGGTCGCACCGGATCGCTGCTTGATGTAGGCACCGGCCGCGGCGAGACGATCGCACTTGCAAAGCTGATGGGCTTCGCGCCAGTGGCTGGCACCGAAGTGGTGCCGTACCTGGTAGGCGGCGACGTGGTGTACGCGGAAGCGCACGCCCTGCCATTCGCAGACGGCTCGTTTGACGTGGTGACTTGCTTCGATGTGCTGGAGCATCTGCTTTTCGACGATCAACTGCCGGCTCTGAAGGAATTCCGGCGGGTCGCCAAGCGCGAGGTCATCGTGACGGCCGCGAACTACTCTCACATTTGCGATGACGTCGAGTTGCATGTCGGCCGCCGCGGCGACGACGAATGGGCGCGGATCATTGGCGAGATTGGCACGCCGGAACCGCTTGGATGGTGCGGGTCGGCTCAAGGATGGCGCGTGGTGGTCGGTCATGCTTGAAAGCGACGCAGACCGAGAATCCATGCTGCAGTCACTCGGCGGGGTTTCTATTGCCGGCCCGCGCGGGACATTCACTGGCCTGCTGGAACTGGACTACATCGGCGTCGGCGAGATCCCCGTCGATGACTTCTCGCCGCGCCTTGCCGCTCGCACGTCCGAGTTGGCGCGCTGCGGGGTCACGAACAACGTCGCTTTGATCGTGGACGGCGCGACCTACGTCGTGCGGTCAGTTCAACCGGACGGCACGGGCATGACCGTGCTGATGCTCGAGGGGCCATGAGCCACGTCCGCACACAGATCCGCACGGCCGCGGTCACCGCGCTGGCATCGCTGGGCGGGGTCCACGCCTCGCGTGTGTATCCGATCCAGCCCGAGGAATTGCCAGTTTATCTGGTCTATACCACGGCCGAGACTGCGGACTATGGCGGCGAGTTCGGCAGCATGTCCGCGCTCGAGCGGCGCCTGCAGCTTGTGATCGAGGTCGTCGCCAGCGCACAGGACATCGATCTTGCGCTTGACAACGGCATGGTCCGCGTTGAAGCCCTGATCGGCGCCGACATCACGCTTGGCGGGCTGTGCGCGCAATGCCTGCTCGGCAATATCGAAATCACCACTAGCGTCGAGGGCTCGGCGCCAATCGGCCGCGCCCGAATGACTTACGAGGCCGTCTATCGGACCTCGATCGTGAACCCTGAAACAGCCTTGTGAGGATTGATCCATGACCAGCACTGCAGTGTCATCTGCCAACAGCCATGTCTACATCGAAACGGCCGATGGCACCGGCAAGACCATCACGGCCATCACGAAGGCGAACCCGTGCGTTGTTACGTCCGCCGCACACGGACTCGCGGTCGGGACGGTGGTCGTGATCTCTGGCGTGGTCGGCATGACCGAGCTGAACGGACGCGCGGCCGTTGTCACAGCCGCGGCCACTGGCACGTTTACGCTCGGCGGCATCGACTCGACCAATTACACGACCTATACCTCGGGCGGCACCGCCCTACCGAAGACGATGACCGAGGTCGAGAACGTCAAGTCGTGGGATCGCCCGGGCAACCCGGCCGCGGAAATCGACGTGACGAACCTCGCGTCGACGGCCCGGGAGCGCATCTCGGGTCTGGCCGATCGCGGTTCTGTCACGATGGCGCTGGACATCGACGACGACGGTCCGGGTCAGGTGGCGTTGCGCAAGGCGGTCGGCGGCGCAGCGAAAGCGATGAAGGTGGTCCGCGGCGACGGCAAGAGCTTCGCCGTCATGGTGTCATGGAACAACCTCGGCGACTCGCTCGGCGTGGATACGGCGCACAGCGGCTCCGCCTCGGGTTACATCTCCACCGATTACGCCTGGTTCGCATGAGTAGCGACATTCTGCTGCGGGCTCGGCAGAGTTTCCGGGCCTCGCGCACCGTCGAGTCGCTGCAAAAGATCACCGTTCCCGAGTGGGGCGACGACTTCGCCCTGTACTTCTGGCCGGTCATGTCGGTCGAGGAACGGATGGCCGTTCGTTCGCACGTCAAGCTCGGCGAGACGCGCACCCTGGCGGACATCACGGCCACCGCGGTTACCCAGATCGTCAAGCGGGCGCGCAACGTCCACGGCATCTTGCTGTTTACGGACGCGGACCGCAAGGCGTTCGAGGATACCGACCCGACCGTGCTGGAACGCATCTCGAGCGAGATGGGTTTCGGGGCGGACGTGACGATTGAGGCCGCAGAAAAAAACTGATCGAGGACATCGGGCTGCGCCAAGTGGTGGCGCTCGGCATCCGGTTCGGTGTCCCTCCCTCCGCGGTCCTGCAGTTCTCGGATGTCGATTTTTACCTTTGCCTCGCCTGCCTGAAGATGGAACACGATGACCGAAGCAACAGTCGTAATCAAAGGCCGGAATGAACTGAGCTACGCGGTCAAGCAGGCCGAACGTGATCTCAAGGGCCTGTTGAGGCAGGGCGAGGTATTCAAAAAGCTATTCACGGGCGGCGCCATCGTGGCCGCTGCCATTGCATTCGGCCGTCTTGCTGAAAACGCAGAACTTACAGCAAAGAAGTTCGGCCAGGCCAGCGTCGCGCTCGAGGATCTAAACCGCAAGCTGAACACGGCCACGACCAGCGCGAAGCGGCTCGGGGCTGCGCTGGCCGAGGAAACATTCGGCGAGCTTGGGTTCGGCGGCCAGCGGCGGGAAGTGATCGAACTGACGCGGCAGCTTGAGAACCTGAAGCGGCTGCAGAGAGGGCAGGACGGGTTCCTGTTTACGGACCGGGATCGCGCCGACACGATCCGGCGAATTGCTGATGTCGAATCCCGTCTCAAGGTGCTGCGGGAAAATCTCCCATTTGGCGAACGTTCCCGTGCACCCGGCTCCCGTGGCGGCGGACAGTCTGTCGTTCTGACCAACCCAACGCCAGAACGACCAGTCAGAACCACAACCGCAAAAGAGGAACTGTGGGTCGATACCGACCGCATCATCCTCGCCGAGCGCGCGTGGATGGAACTGGGCGACACAATCAACCAGTCCATGTCCGGTATCGGCGACAACCTGAGCCGATGGTCGGATGAGACATTTGATTCCCTGACGCAGCCCGTCGAGATGGCCGCGTCCGTGTGGGATGCCTACGCCGAACAGGGCGCCCGCAACATTCAGAACGCTTTCGCCGAGTTCCTGTTCGATCCGTTCGAGGACGGGCTGCGCGGCATGGCCCGCGGGTTCGTGGACGCCATCCGCCAGATGCTTGCGCAATACCTTGCGTTTACCGCGATCACGGGCATTGGCGGCGCGCTCGGCAACAGCTCCAACCCGTTCCTGAGTTCGATCGGCGGATTCCTGAGCGGCGCCCGCGCGAGCGGCGGGCCGGTGTCCGCCGGCGGCGCCTTTTTGGTCGGGGAGCAGGGCCCGGAAATCTTCGTCCCGCGATCTTCAGGACAAATCATCCCGAATGGCGCAATGGGCGGCGTCTCGGTCAGTTACTCGATCGACGCCCGCGGCGCCGACGCTGACCGGATCATGGCGATCATGCCCGGCCTGATGAAACAGTCCGAGCAGCGGACGATTGCCCGGGTACAGGAACTGATCGGCCGCGGCAGGTTGGCGTGACCGACTACACCTGGCCGACCGCAGTCTGCCCCGCCTCGAGCGCGTGGCGACTGGCGGCGAACACGGCTGCGTTCGGTATGCGGCCGATTGCGCGCATGGGCGATCGGTGGGCGTGTACGTTGATGCTGCCGGCGATGAAAGAGACGACCGGCCACGCGGTCAAGGCGTTTCTCACCCGCTTGCGGGGTTGCGCGCATCGGGTCGTGCTGCCGAACCACGCCCATGTCCGCCGGGGTACGGCGGGCAACGTGCTGGTGAACGGCAGTTCACAGTCTGGGACAACCCTGATCTGCGACGGTGCCGGCGCCTCGATTACCAATGCAGTACGGGCCGGGGACTATCTCACGCTCGAAAACCGGCTGTACATGATCGCGGACGACGCGAACTCGGACGGCTCTGGGAATCTGGTCATCAACCTGACGCACCCGCTGTACATCGCGCCGACCAACAATGCGACCGTGACGCTCGTGAACCCTACGGGCCGGTTCCTGCTCATGGGCGAGTCCGTGTCGTGGACGCGGACCCCCGGCGATCTGGTGCAGTTTGCACCGCTTGAGTTTCTAGAGGACATCGCGTGACCTGGTACACCAGCGGAACCAATCAGACCGCGGCGGAAGCGGTCCACGTCGAGAAGGTGTCCTTCGTCAGTCTCGATTTCCCGTCCGGCTTCCTGCGCGTGCATACCCGTACCGGGACGTTGACGTGGGGCGGGTATGACTGGCTGGGCGTAGGGAACATGGGCGGGATCTCTGACATTCCCGAAGATGCCATGCTGCGGCCCAACGGGGTCACGTTGTCGCTTTCAGGGGTGGACGCGCAGACCGTCACGGCGGCGGTGTTCGAGGCGTATCACGGCCGCACGGCGCTGGTCTACACCGGATTCCTGGACGTATCGACGTTCGCGCTCGTGGCGGATCCGCAGCTCGAGTTCCGCGGGCTCATGGACACGATGACCGTTTCGCTGGAAGCCGAGACGGGATCCATTGCGGTGCAGTGCGAGGGCGAGCTTGCGCGCTGGCAGCGGCACAGCGGCAGGGTGTACTCGCACGAGGCACAGCAGGAAATCTTCGAGGGCGATCGGGGCTTCGACCTGATCCCGTACATTCAAAACAGGACAATCGATTGGACGAAAAAGTCGACGTGGGGGGCGCTGTCGCAGGCGCCGTCACGCCGATGAGGCGCCACGACTGGCCGGAACGACTGGCGGACTTCATGGACTCGGTTCGCGACGAGCCGTTCTCGTGGGGCGAGCACGACTGCTGCCAGTTCGCGGCGAAAGGCGTCGAAGCGATCACGGGCGAGAATCCGGCTGCGCGCTGGGTGTATGACAGTTCGCAGGGCGCGAAGGAACTGCTCGACGCAAACGGTGGCGTGGAAGGACTGGTGACGCAGGCGCTCGGGGCTCCCGTGCATCCGTCGAAGATGCAGCGCGGCGACGTGGTGCTGGCGGATCTGGACAACGGTCCCACGGCCGGGGTCTGCACGGGCAACGCGATTGCGTTCCCGGCTGCGGTGGGCGTGCTGTTCCTGCAGCGGTCCCTTGCGCGACTGGCTTGGCGGGTGACCTGATGCCGATGGCAGTGGGCGCATTCGTCGCGGCAGCGGTGCCGGGCGCGCTTGGCATTACCGCAGCCGGAATCATCGGCTGGGCCGCGGCCGGAGCGACGTTCCTTGCCATTTCCTACGGGCTGTCCGCGGCATCCGCTGCACTGATGGGCCGACCGAAGATCGGCGCCGGTTCCCGTGCGCGCGAGATGGTCATTCGCACCACGACCGGCCCGCGGGGCATCGTGTACGGCGAAGTGACGACCGGCGGGACGCTGGTGTTCGTCGGCACGACCGGCCTGAAAAACGAGTTCATGGATTTCGTGATTGCGGTGGCCGGTCACGAGGTCGAAGCGATCACGGATGTCTGGTTCGATGACGTAAAGATCCCGCTTGCCGACATCGCCAGCGGTTCGGCCGTGGGCGGCGCCGTGGGCGGGACGGGCGACTACCGTCCGCGCGACGGGGATCCGGTTGCGTACGTTTACAAGTTCACCGGCCGCTCGGATCAGGTCGCCAGCGCGACACTGTACACTTCCGTCACGGGCTACACCGAATGGACCACGGCGCACCGATTGCAGGGCACGGCGTATGTCCATATCCGGCTGGTCCGCAATAACAAGGCATACGAGCAAGGCCCGCCGCAGAACTTCCGCTTCGGTGTAAAGGGCGCGAAGGTCTACGATCCGCGCCTCGACAGCACGAACGGCGGCACCGGCACGCACCGGCTCGCAGATGCACGGACGTGGGCGTGGTCGAACAACCCTGCGCTGATCGTGGCCGACTACATCACGGGCGGCACGCTCACGAATGACCTCGAGACGCCGGTCAGGAAGCGCGGGTTCGGCGCGTCAACCGACGACGTGGACTGGTCGTATGTGATCGCCGCAGCGAATATCTGCGACGAGTCCGTAGCGATCCCCGGCGGGACTCAGGTGCGCTACACCTGCGACGGGGTGGTCTACCCGTCCGAAGATACCCCGGACGCAGACTGCCTCGAGTCGCTGTTGACTTCGATGCTCGGCCAGGTGACCTACACGGCCGGGAAATATCGTATATACGCGGGTGCCTATCAGACCCCGACCTACACCCTGAACGAGACTGACCTTGCTGGGCCGGTGACGTTCCAGACTGCTAAGGGTCGCGCTGACCGGCACAACGTCGTGCGTGGAACACGTTACGACGGCGAGCAGGGCGTGGCGGTGGAGTTCCTACCGCGCACCGACTCGAGCTATCAGGCCATCGACGGACGGGCGCTGTATCACGACATCGAGTTGCCCTGCACCACGAACGAGTACCGGGCGCAGCGCATCGCGCAGACCATACTGCGGCGGTCGCGTGAACAGAAAACCCTGATCTGGGCGGGACAGGCATCGGCCGCTAAGGTGGCCGTGTGGGAAACGGTGTACGTGACCTGCGGCGAACTGGGGCTGTCGAACAAGGTGTTCCGCTGCATCGAGCGCAAGACGCGCTTTGCTTCAGGTGAAGACGCGCCGCTGGTCGAACTGACGCTGCGCGAGGAATTCGCCAGCACGTACGCTGACCCGCTCACGGGCGATTACGGTTCGGTGACGGTGGCTACAGATCCAGGCCCGACCCCGGACGCGCTGGACGAGCCGACGCTGCTGACCGCGACGCCGCTGTACACCGCCATCGAATTCCGGTGGACGCCCGGCGCGTCCCCGATTCCGCTTGGCGTGCAGTTCGAACTGTACGAACACAGCGCATCAACCCCATTCTCGTCCGCGACCCTGATCTGGATCGGGACTGCGACTACAGCGGTGATCGCGAAGGATGACACCATCCCGCGGTATTACTGGGTGCGGGCTGCGCGGGGCAATGCCGCGTCCGCGACGGAACCGGCTGTCACGGGACTGGCCGCCGCCGCGCTCGGCACCGTTGAAGGCTCGGGACAATACACGCTGATCGACCACGGCAGCGGGACGATCGAGAAGGGTGCCGACTATTTCATCAAGTCCAGCGGCGCTTTTGACTGGAACACCGGATGCTATACCGCGGAGGGCTATTACAACGGCGCCTATCTTTCGGCGCGAGCCACTATCACGGTTTACGGGGTAATGATCGGCCTGAATTCGGATCCGACGACGGATGCCAGCTATACGAGCATCGACTACGCATGGTATGCGGTCGACGGGTTTGCGTACATATACGAGAGTGGCGGCGGTCAAGGCCAATTCGGATCATTCACCGCCGGCACGATTTTCCAGATTCACTATGACGGCGCATTCGTCAAGTATTTCAAAGATGGCATATTGATGCGGGAGGTCGCCACGACGGCCAATCGCCTATTCTATCTTGACAGTTCGATAGCATACCCAGGAGATGGCTGGAATCAAGTCCGCTTCGGCCCAGCCGGCGCCGCGGGCGAGGACGGGATCGACGCGCTGACGATGTCCGTCGTTCCTGACTCCATTGCAATCCCGTGCAACTCGGCCGGCATCCCGAACACGGGCGCGTTCCCGGTGGCTGTTGCTTACACGGTCTATTCCGGCCCGGACAACGTCACGGCGCAGGTGTCCCCGACGGTCGTTACTTCGTCCTGCACGGTGTCATATCAAGGCGCAGGTAGTTACAGCGTCACAGGCATGAGCGCGGACACGGCGTACTTCGACCTCACTGCAGTGCTTTCGGGTCAGGGCTCGGTGAAAAAGCGCGTCACGTTGACGAAGGTGCGGGCGGGCTCAGCAGCTACGGCACAGTCCGATACGTCGCTGTCGGTGAACAACACCACGGCATACGACGGCAATACGCAGGGCGGCGAGATCACCCTGTCGCTCGGCACGGGCGGCACCGTGACGTTCAGCGTGCAGCACGAGTACACGTCCACCGGGACGGGCCGCATGGCGGGCAAATTCCAATACAGGACAACCCCCGGCTCGGGCGGCTGGACCGATGTGGCCGCGGAGTACGTGGACCCGTTCGTCGCGGCGCCGGGCGAGCCGTCGATCTATGCCAACGTCGCCTATCTCGCCGGTCCCGTGTCCCCGGATTCGTGGGAGTTCCGCTACGTGAACCGCCGAGCGCAGTTCACGCAGATTGCGCACGGATCGTGGGGCGAGTTCACCGTGGAGTGGAAGGCGTGAAGGCGCTGATTGACGAGGCGACCAACGAGCTGCGCGGCATCGTCATGAGCACGGCCGGCATTGACCTGACGGGACTGCGCGTGGTCGAACCCGTCCCGCGCCCGCCGCACGAGTACCGATGGAACCCGGCCACGTCGCAGTTCGATCCACGTCCGCCGAATGCGGCCGAGGATCTGAAGGGCGACCCGTTCTGGACTGCGCTGCGGGACGCAACGCCGCAGCAGATCGAAAACTGGCTCGGCAACAATGTCACGAACCTGGCCGAAGCACGGCGGGTACTGAAACTCATCCTATTGGCACTGCGGGCGCTTCGGGCGCGTCGCACATTGGAGTAAGCAATGGCAACTGGCGACTTCACCTGGTTCAATGCCGCGAAGCTCAAGCTCGGTTTGAAAAAGATCGATCTTGAAAATGACACGATCAAGCTCGGGCTTATCACGAATGCCGTGACCCCGACTGCGACGACGGCGGATCCATGCTGGGGCGCCGGTGGCACCACGAATCTGTCATCGTCGCAAGTCACCCCGGGCGGGAACTACTCGAGCGGCGGCCCCACGGTTGCCGACAATACATTCACGGAATCCGGAGGCACGGCGACCTTCGACGGCGATGCGGTCACGATCGCGCAAAACGCATCGAACCCCACGAACGCACGCTGGGGGATTCTCTACAGCGACACAGCGACGAACAAGGATGCGCTCGGCTTCCTTGACCTCGGTGCAGTCACCGACCTGTCCGCGGGCGGGTTTTCGGCCACGCCGAACGCCAGCGGGATCATGTACCTCGCATGATCGAGTTCCGTGCGGCCGGCTACATCGAAGTGTGGCGCGGCGAAGAATACATATCCCGGCACCGTGTCGAACGTGAGGCCGTTGAGTCTGCCGCCGCATCCGGCCCGGGCGAATACGAACTGAGGTTTCCAACAGTGCATGTCATCGTCCGCATTCCGATTGTCGAACCGAACGCCCCGGAGATCGGCACCCCGACCGTCGTTTCGGCGTCGTCGCTATTGGTCCCGCTGGCGAGAGCAGCGGGCGGGCCGGTCGCTATTTCCGACTACGTTCTCGAGCGCGGCGAGATCCCAGACGCAATGGTCGAAATTGTCCGCGGGCCGTCGATCTTCGACTATACCGACACCGGTCTGACCGGAAACACTCGGTACTATTATCGGGCCTATGCGATCGACGATACCGGCCGCGAGTCGGCATATTCGGCGACGGTCAGTCAGATCACCACGCCAGCGTCGGGCGCGGACCTGACTGCGCCGCCCGCGCCGACGTTAAACGCCGCAAGCGTGGCCGGGACGAATGTCACGCTGACTTGGAACGCGGTGACGGATCCAGTCGTCGGCGGCGAGGCGACCTCTGGCCTGAAGCAATACAACGTCCGACGGGACGGGGTGTACATCGGTTCCACGACGACGGAATCCTATGTCGACACCGGGCTCGCCGCGGCCACTTACAGTTACACGGTCCGGTCCGAGGACGTAGCAGGAAACAAGTCCGGTGACTCGAATGCGGTCAGCGCCGTCGTTGCATCAACCCCGCCATCGGTCACGATCAAGTGGCATCCGGGGCATTACGCCTTGCCGGGCGCAGGCGATTCAGACGCAACGCGGCTTTCGCTGTGGGACGACATCGACTCGAGCGGCGGTTGGCAGGGCGGGCACGTTCGGTACTTTTGGGGCGAACTTGAGACGACGCTAGGCAATTACAACTTCGCAAAGATCCTGAGCGACCGCACGCGGTTGGCGAGTCATGGACTGAAGCTGGTGATACAGATTCAGATCGCAGACTTTGGCTCGGGTTTCACAACGCTCGGGCGGCTCGCTCCGTCTTACCTCGCAGGCAGCACGTATGGAGGTGGCGCGGCGTATCTGGCCGACCGCAGGATCCTGCGGGTGTGGGACGCGAACGTCGTCACTCGTTTGATCGCACTCGATACCGCGCTGGCCGCAGAGTTCGAGGGCGACGCGGTGATCTCTGGATTCGTGCTCGCCGAGACGGCACTTGGCGCGGTTCAGTCCGAACCCGGATACACGAATGCGAACTTCCACACGCAGCTCCGGCGCCGCATCCTGGCGGGCGAAACGGACTGGCCGACCACGCCACGATTCGTGTACTTCAACTGGCTGCTGGGGACGGATTCAGATCGCGCGGCACTCGGCGCTTACTGCGCATCGCATACCACGGGCCTCGGCGGCCCCGACATAAAACCCCCCGAATTGTTCGACGGTATGGAGGTCTATACGGGCGCGATCGGCGGCGTCGATTATCGCGGCGTTGTTCCCGCCTGCTATGCAAACCAGTCGGATAGCGTGAACGGATGGTCGATTGAGACGCTTTACGATTACGCGCTCGACCCACTGCAGACGAACTACCTGAACACATTCGTGCGACCGAATGGCTCGGCGAATACGTGGGCGCAGATCAAGTCCTTTGTCGCCGCTAATCCGAACATGATCAGCACGTTGCCGTCGGTCTATGACTGATGGGCGTCTATTCGCACCGGACTAGCGGGACGGTCGTCGGATCGTCCAGCTCGGACGCGCTATCTCCGACGGCCGGTACGCACGGCGTGGACTATCAGACTGGCGACCTGATGCTGTGCGCCGCGATCAACCGCGCCGGCACGCAGACCGTATCGGCCCTGACCGGCTGGACGCAGCTCTACGCGTACACAACGCAGGGCTCGACCGAAGTCTGGGGCCGCATCGCAGACGGCGGGGCGAATGACGCGCCGACTGTGGATTGGAGCGGCAGTGCACAAGCGGCCGCATGGATTGACGTGTTCTATGGCGACGTGTACTCGACGCTCGCGAGCATCGTTCACGCGGCCAGCGCGGAGAGCAGTTCGTCGGCATCGGTGCCGAGGTGTCCCGCGCTGACTGCGGCCACGAACGCATTCACGGAAAGCGACTGCCTGCTGTACGCCATCGGCAAGCGCAGCACGACGGCGGATTCGGTTTCCGCAGTGATCGCTCCGTCCGGCCTGACGCTCGCGCAGTCGTGGATCGATAACACGTTCGGTTTCATCACCGGCAGCGCCTATGCGCAGCAGGCGGCACAGGCGGACTTCGGCGGCGCCGATTTCTCGCAGACCGGGGGCGTTGAATCCAGCTCGTCAAACGGTGTGATGCTCGCGCTGCGCAGTGCCGCCGTATCAAGCGGTGGATCGTTCGTGCTGCCGACAATGCTTAATCGAACCAACACTCTCTTGAGGATGTAGCGAATGTCCATTTACACGGTCCCGTTCGACAATCTCTCGGTCACAAATGATTCGGACCAGGACATCTGGGAGATCACCGCGCCGGCCGACGCGGCAGTCATCCTGCATCACTTTGAACTCTACAGCGCGACGACCTCAGACGAGCGCGTGCGGTTGCAGCTCGTCCGTCGTTCGACGGCCGGCTCGGGTGGTGCGGGCGCGACGGAAGTCTCGGCGACGGGAACGGCTGCGGCGGTCGGTACAGCGGTCGTGCAGTTGAACACCACGCCCGGCACCGCGGGCGATGTCCTGCTCGCATGGTACTGGTCTCAGCTCTCGCCGCTGGTGTATCTGCCGACGCCCGAGGGCCGCATCATCCTGCCGCCCGGCGGGCGCATCGGCCTGAACCTCGAGACTGCGGTTGCGTCAACCCGCAACTGGAGCGGCTTCATCAAGTTCCAAGAGATCGGTTAATGCCAGTCTACCGCCGGCCGCACGACCACGCGCAGCAGGCGGCGATCGTTCGCTGGCATACCCTGCCCGAGTACATCCTGCCGTGGTATAGCGCCGAACTGACGCTGACGACGCTGCCGTGGACGATTGGCCTGTCGCCGACGATCAGCATGACCGCGGCGGAACTGACGCTGACCACGCCCGCGTGGACAATCTCCAGTCCTGCGGTGATCTTGATGATTCCCGAGGCTCTCACGCTTACGACCCCGCCGTGGGTGATTTCCTACACGCAGGAAACGACCACGGTGCCGAACGTCGTCGGGCTGTCGGCAAACGATGCCGTTGATGCGGTGCGCGCCGCGACCCTCACGCCCATTGTCACGTATAGCATTACAGGCACGGTCGAAGCGCAGAAAGTCACCGCGCAGGATCCCGCGGCCGCAACCGTGGCAAACCTGAATACGACGGTGCTGGTGACGGCCGAGGCTGGACTGTATGCCTGGCCGTCCGGTGTAGGGGTCAGCGAGTGCGAGTGGCAGTGGCACAGCCGCACCCGGCCGCGCATCAGCCCGTTGACGGGCAAGACGCGCACGGTCGGGGACGGGGGCGAGTTCTGGTCCTGCACGATCACCACGCGCAACCTGAAGGACGGCGACCGGGCGGCCATGCAGGCGTTCCTGTCCCGGCTGCGGGGCCGGCTCCACCGCGCCACGTTGCCGGCGGACGTGTTCACGAAGCAGGGCACGATCACGGCCGCGACCGTGAACGGCGCGAACCAGACGGGCACCAGCCTCGTCTGTAACGGCTGCTCGCCGTCCACCGGCACCGTCAAGGCCGGCGACATGATCTCGCTCGAGAAACGGCTCTACATGGTCGTGGCTGACGCCACGGCGGTGGCGAGTGCAATCACGATCGAAGTCGTGCCGGCGCTGGAAGGACCGCCCGCGTCCGGGGCCGCCGTGGTGTTCTCGCCCACCGGCAACTTCCGGCTCGCGGAGAACTCGGCCGGGTGGAGTAACGCCCCCGGCGGGTTCAGCTCGTTCGAGTCGATCCGGTTCATCGAGGATCGCAACGGATGAGCACCTTCATCGACGGCAACCTCGATCCGTCGCGGGCGTACTACCTGCTCAAGATTCAGGACGCCGCACAGCGCGGAATGGCGAACCACTGGCCGCAGCCGCGCTGGATCAAGTATCGCGCGGACGATGACTTTGTGTTCGTGATGGCGTGGATGAATCGCGCCTGTGCGGATCGGTTCTATCCCAACGTCTCGCCCCAACGGGTCATCGGTCACTGCGATCGGTCCTGTCACACCGACGAGCGGGCCGCGCACTACGCGATCACCGACCAGCAGGCCGTCGATCGGCCGGGGCTGATTGTCGAATGCGACGAGCCGGACCCGAACGGCGGCACCGTGCGCGTCCTCAAATTCGCCTATCGGGTCAACGCCGATGGCCTGCTCGGCTGGTTTGTGTACGGAGAATGCCCGGATGAACAACAACAACCCCCCGGCTGACTGGGCGTGGCCCGCGCTGATTCAATCGCTGCAACGCGACATCGGCCAGCTTCGAGAACTGATGGACGAGGCGCGCCGCGAGACGATCCAGGTGCGCGAGATTCACCGCAAGGAACTCGACGCGCTGATTGACCAGCTCCGCTCGGTGCGGGAACAGCTCAACCCGATCGTGAAGGAGCGCGAGGACAGCAACCGGCTGTCACGCGAAACGCGCTGGTCGTGGATCGAGCGCACGGGATGGATCGTCATGGGCGGGCTGGCGCTGGCGGCGTGGCACTTCATCAAGGAGAACTTGCGGCGATGAGCTACACCCTCTCAGCCCGGTCGCTGCGCAACCTGAAGGGGGTACATCCCGATCTGGTGCGCGTCGTGAAGCACGCGATCGAGGACACGCCCATCGACTTCGTGGTGATCGAGGGGCTGCGCACGATGAAGCGCCAGCAGCAACTTGTGGAGGCGGGCGCCTCGCAGACCATGAACTCCCGGCACATCACCGGCCACGCCGTTGACCTGGCCGCGTGGGTCGGCGAGATCCGCTGGGACATGGGCCTGTACTACCAGATCGCCGCGACCGTGCAGAAGGTCAGCAAGTACGCTGGGGTGCCGATCCGTTGGGGCGGGTGCTGGGTGCGGCTGGACACCACGGACAAGACCCCGGCGCAACTGGTGGCCGATTACGTCGCCTCGCGGAAGCTGGCGGGCAAGCGCGCTTTCATAGACGGACCGCATTTAGAGTTGCCGGCGGGACTGTATCCGTGAACCTCTCGACCTTCGGCGGCCGGCGCTTCCTGATGACGATGGGCTGCGGCGTGGCCTGCACCGTTCTCGTCTGGTTCGCCAAGATCGACGGGCCGATCTTCCGGGACATAATTATCGCCACGGTCGCGGTCTACATCGCCGGGAACACGGCCCAGAAGATTCGCGCCGCGAACAAGGAGCAGGCCGATGCCTGAGTTCCAAGCCATGCTGCTCTCGGACCATCTGGCCGAAGCCCTCGCCGCGCTCAACCGCGCCCGTGAGGCGGCCCGCGACCAGCACAACGTGAACCATCGCGAGGTGGTGCAGCGGGAGATTACGCAGGCAGAGCATTCGATCGCGCGGGTCATCGGGCTCATTGCCGGGGCGCCCCAGTCGTGATCCCGCTCGCATGGCTCAAGCTCGTCCCGTGGCGGCTGGTGGGTGCCGCGGGACTGGTCGTGGCCGTCGCCCTGATGGGCTGGCGCGTGACTCGGTGGCACGATGCGTTTGAGGCTTTACCCGGCGTCCGTGACGCCCTCGAACGCGAGGAGGGGTGTCTAGATGGCTCCAAGTGCGCGGACCGCGTGGCGGCCCTCGTGGTGCGGCAGGAACAGGCAACCAAAGATGCGGTGGCGGACTATGAACGTGAACTGGAAGACCTTCGCAATCGTCCTGTGCCTACTCGGGTCATCCGGGTGTGCCGCCAGGCCAATCCAGGTGACGTGCGTGTTCCCGGCGCCCCCGGCGGAACTGATGGAACCGGCGCCCCCGGCGGGGTCGTTTCAGGACCGGATGAATTCGATACTCGCCCCCTACGAGAGCTTGCCCGCGAAGCCGACGAAGTAGCGGCTAGACTTCGGGCGATTCAGGAGTGGAACCGGGCGCTGGCGGCGCAGTAGCGGCTGCGTTCTGCTCGCAGTACATATCGGCGCGTCGGTTCAGCGACTCCGCGACCCTCGCAAACTCATTGGCGTGCATCTGTAGATCGCGAGCGACGAGATAGTACGCCTCGGCCAGTGCCAAGCGTTCCACTTCCGCGTATGGGTCGCTCATCGCTCACCCTCCTTCGCAGCGGCAAGAAAGCGGGCCATCTGATCGAAGTCCTCATGATACAGCCGTACCAGATACGCCCCGTTTTCAAAGTGGCGAACGCTGCCGTTCGTTTTGCGGATGATGACTCTCGCCTCGGCCAGTTCGCGTTGCGCCCGCCCAAGATCAGCCTCAAGCTCCGCTATGGTTGCTTGAAATTCACCGGCATCAACATCAGCGGACACTCGCAGTTCTCCTATCTCGCGCTGCAAATCGAGAATCTGCCCATCGCGCTGCTGGTAGATTGCGATTAGCCCTTGCGCCTCGGCCAGTTCGCGGCGTGCATCATCGCGTTCCTCACACGCCTGACGATACAGGTCGGCCATTGCATCCCGGTCGCGCCGCAGCCCCGAAATCTCCGCGCACAGTTCCAGCGCCTGCGCGTTCAGGCGGTCGAGTTCGTCGGCGGCAACCTCAAGCGTAAGGATTTCGGCATACGCGAATTCTGGATCATTGGCCATGTGGCGCAGCGTCTCAGTCAGGTCGCTCATCGCTCACCCTCCTGCATGGCCGCGTCGATGGCGGCGTCCAACTGTTCCAGCGTTTTCCACTGATTGCCGCCCATGTACTGACCCCACGCCGGATGAAACACTCCGGGCGGGGCGCGATCGTAAGACGCCCGCAGCCACCGATACCGCTCCGCGTCCTTGCGCAGCGCCGCGTTCTCGGCGGTCAAAGCGTCGTGCTTATCCCGCCACTCATGCGCCCACCGCTGTTGTGCTTTGCCGTGGGCGTCGGCTTCGGCCAGCCGCGCCTCTGCTTTCATGGCGCGCTCGTACCAGTGTGCCGCGTTGCTTGTTCCTTCGTCGTTGATTTTCATGGTGCAGCCTCCTGTGCGATGCATCCCGGCGCGTGCTGACCAACGCCTTCACAGCACACAAAGGCTTTGACGTTGCCGCCTGCGCCAGTGGGCGATCTAGTGCGCCACAGCATCGCGTCCCGCACTAGCGCGTCGTAATCCTGCTGCGTCAGGCCGGTAACAGCCGCCGCGCCGTGAAGAAACCTCTGCGCCTCGGCAAATTGTGCATAGGTTGCGTCACGTTCCCCTGATGCGATGCACGCGATGTTCTCAAGCCGCACTTCCGTGTTGACCGGACGCGGTTCGGCGGCGATGCCGTGAATGCGCGTCAATAACCCCCGAAGCCGCACGTTGTCGGCTTCCGAGTCCTCTAGGTCGCGCTCTACGTTGTAGAATTTGACGCGCAGGGCGACGATTTCAGCGTTCGGCAAGTCCTCCCGGCACATCGCCTGCGCGTAGGGCCACTCAGCCGGTGCGCTGCCCTTGTACCGCAGCGTGCCAAGTCCACTACAGGTTAGGCAGATACGATCCGTGCCTGCATACGCGCCTTCCCCTTTGCACGCTTCACACATGACCTCCTGAACAGCCGGTGCGCCGTGAGGAAACCTCTGCTCCTCGACCGATTGTGCATAGGCTGCGTCACGCACGCGCTTTTGCAGCCCCGGTGGAATGTGAGCCGCCGCCGACGAGTGCCACAAGTCGCAAACCAACTGCGCAAGGGCG